AATTGTACACTTGACTTAAGGGAACGGTTCCCAATTAGAATAACACTAAGGCAAGAGATACTAAAGGTCAATAATATGAGAGAGCTCACTGATTTAAAGGCAAAAATAAAAGGGTGTCTTTACTGAAAGGTGCAAGTTGCGTTTCTGCATTCTATATATATATATCGAAGCTTTAGAAAAAAAAATAAAAAAACTCAAAAAACTGAAAATTAAGTCTCCTATCGCCGTGGCCCTGTGGGAGTATAGGTTTTGGCTTTTTTGTAACTTGCACGCAACTTGCACTAATTGATTTAACTTGCACTAATTGGGTAATTTTGCCTATATTTGATAAAAATAACGCTATGATAAGTATCTATAAAAGTATTCAACAGCCATTTGATAAGAACTACATAACCGTAGAACAAGCTATTGAAAGAATTAAAAACAGTCGCTACGCTGAAAAGATTGAAGCCATGCGTAATATGCCTAAAGCACTTTACGACAAAGAAAAACAAACACTACCTGTTTACAGATGGTCAGGACTATTTGACTACGGTAATGATAAGGGTATCTTAGAGCACTCGGGGTTAATATGCCTGGACTTTGACGGCTACAAAGATGATAAAGAGCTGAAAGCTGCAAGGCTTAGTTTAATGTTAAAGCCATTTGTTTATATTATGTTTACTTCACCTTCAGGCAAAGGGTTAAAGGTAGTAGTTAAGATACCCGCTGAAGTTAACAGCCATCGTGGACATTTTTTGTCCTTAGAAAAGGAACTTAGCAACAAGCACTGGGATAATACAAGTATAAATATTAGTAGAGCCTGCTTCGACTCATACGACCCCGATATCTTTGTCAATGTCAATGCTGAAACTTATACAGCTATCTTAGAAGAGATTGAAGAGATTGATTATTCTTACCTTGCTACTATTCCTATGAAGAGTACTAATAAGATTATTAATAACCTTCAAAAGTGGTTTGAGTCTAAGTATGATTTAATGGAAGGGAGCCGTAACAAATCACTGTTTGCCTTTGCCTCTGCATTTAATCGGTACGGTATTAACCAGGTAGAGTGTGAACAATATATCTTAAATAAATATTCAGCAACTTTAGATCGTGATGAGCTTCTTAATTGTATTAAGTCGGGCTATAGAGATAAAGGAGATTTTGGTACTGCTCAATTTGAAGATAAGGAGATTGTTGAGTATGTTAAAAAAGAGATTAAGTCAGGACAAACTAAGAAGGCAACTAAAGCAAAGTTAAAGGATTATTCTACAGATGAGGTAGAGATGATTATTGATAAAGCTGAAAGCGAACTAAAGAACTTTTGGCGTAAAGATGATAAAGGTAGGGTTTCTGTTAGCCCATCTTTATACAGGGATTTTTTAGCTGACAATGGATTTTTTAAGTATTACAACAGTGAGCTTAGCTATTTGTTTATTAAGATTGAGAATAACTTTGTAAGAGAGATAAACGAAGATAGGATAAAGGATTTTATACTCCATTACATAGATAGCCAAAATGATGCTGTTGTATTTGATTACATTAGCTCTACTACTAGACTATTTAAAAAGGACTTCTTAAACTATATTAAGGATAAAGAGGTAGAATTTATTAGAGATACTAAAGATAAAGGATATTTGTTTTATCAAAATTGCCTTGTAGAGATAACAGCTGAAGGGGTAGAACAAAAGCAATATGTAGATTTTACTCAGCATGTTTGGGAAAAACAAGTAATAAAAAGAAACTTTAACCTATCAAGCTCAGATTGTGACTTCAAAACTTTTATAAAGAATATATCTAAAACTGAGGATAGGTACAATTCGTTTCAATCGGTTATAGGTTATATGCTACACACTTATAAAACTCCTTACTTTAGTCCTGCAATTATTTTAAATGATGAGGATATAAGCGACAACCCACAAGGCGGTACAGGTAAGGGTTTGATAGTCGAAGCTCTTAGTCAATTTAAGAATAGTTGCACGATCAATGGTAAAAACTTTGACCCTTCAAAAGACTTTGCTTTTCAGCGTGTTAGTATTGATACTCAAGTCTTAGTATTTGATGATGTCCAGGAGAACTTCGATTTTGAAAAACTATTTAGTATTGTAACCGATGGTATGCCGATTAATAAGAAGAACAAAGATGAATTTTTTATTGATAAGGACCGTACCCCAAAGATTATCATACCAACCAATTACATATTGAAAGGTGAAGGTAACAGCCATGAGCGTAGAAGGTTTGAAATAGAGCTAAACAATCACTATAATAAGAAGTTTACACCATGGCACGAATTCAAGCGTAATTTTTTCTATGATTGGGACTCCGAAGAGTGGGCCAAGTTTGATAACTTTATGATTGAGTGTATACAGCACTTCTTAATCAATGGCTTAGTATCTTACAATTCAGTTAACTTAGATGAAAAACGATTAGTAAGTGAATTAGGTCACGATTTTTATACCTGGATAACTGAGCACATTAAATTTAATGAGCGTATTCACTTTAAAGATATCTATGAGAATTTTACTAATGATTATACTCACCACCGTAAATGGTCTCAAAAGTATACAACGGTAAGGCTTAATAAATATGCTAACTACCTTGTTAAGATAGGAGCTTGTCAATCTATTGTAAGAGGTAAGACTAATCAAAGTAAAGAGTATATTGAACTAATTAAAGTAACGGCACCCCTTGCAGCTTCAGTTGACATTTGGGACCAAATAGAAGCTAAAGTAATATGAACAAAGAAAGTAAAGAAAGGTTAAAGACAGCGGAGCTTGCTTACCTGATAAAGAAATACCCTTCGGTGCCTATTCCTATGATACCATTAACGAAGTACGAGGATAAGACAGCTAATGGATTGACTAAATGTATTGTTGAATTTTTAAACTACTCTAAATGTCAAGCTGAAAGGATTAGCACTACTGGACTATTTCGCAACGGCAAATGGACCAAAGGAAGCGGAACCAAAGGGAGTGCAGACATCTCAGCTACTATTCAAGGCCGTTCAGTTAAGATTGAGGTTAAGATTGGTAAGGATAGGCAAAGTGAGGACCAAAAGAAATACCAACGATCAATAGAAGATTGTGGGGGTGTTTATATAATTGCAAAGAATTTTGATGATTTTATCGTATGGTACGATAATTTTTGTATATTTGTTAATAAATAATTAAAACAAACGCTATGAGTACAAAGAAAGTGGCTGAAGCCATTGAAGAAGTAGACATGTCTGCTATGCCGTTTTATGTGAGACTACATAAAGCAAAACAATTAATCGGTAAGGTGCATAAGAATGCAATCAATCCACATTTTAAAAAGAATTATGCTGACATTAATAGTATCTTAGATACTGTTGAGCCTATCTTACTACAGCACGATCTATTATTACTGCAACCCATTAAGGATAATGTAGTAGTTAGTCAAATAATTGACATTCACTCTGGTGATTTAGTTGAAAGTTATATGACTTTACCTGCTATTACTGACCCTCAAAAGGTTCTAAGTGCTGTGACTTACTTTAGAAGAGGTACACTTCAAAGTTTACTATCTCTTCAGGCAGTTGATGATGATGGAAGCACAGCTGCAAGCACTAAGCCTTCTATTGATAACAAAAGATTTGAAGAAGCAGTACAAGCTATCAATGATAACAAGTATACTGTTGCTAAACTAAAGGCTAGTTTTGAATTAACTGATTTACAAACTAAAGCTTTACTATTGTTATGAAAATTAGATGCTCACAAATAGGCAAAATAATGACTTCCTCTAAGACTAAAGGGGAAGCATTAAGCCAAACTACTAAGACTTACATTCAAAGTTTAGTACTAAAAGAAAAGTACGGTATTCGTAAAGAATTTAGCTCTAAATATACTGACAAGGGTAACCAGTGCGAAGATGGCTGTTTAGGTTTGGTAATGGATGTATTGCAAACTGAATTTTTATACAAGAACGAAGAGAACTTTACCAATGATTGGCTAACAGGTACTCCCGATGTGGTAACCGATAAGTATTTAATTGATGTAAAAAATTCGTGGAGTGCTTCTACCTTCCCTTGGTTCGATACTGAGTGCCCTAACAAAGATTACTTTTACCAATTACAAGGTTATATGTTTTTAACGAATAAAGAAGAGGCTATGCTTTGTTACTGCTTGTCTAATACTCCTATAGATATTGTACAGGATGAGATTAGAAGAGAGCACTATAGACTTAAGCTAATGGAAGACGATATTGATATCATTGACCAGGTACAAAAACAGCATAACTTTGATCATATACCTGATAACAAAAGAGTAAAGGTTTACACAATCAAAAGAGATAATGAAGTAATAGAACAAATTAAAGCAAAGGTGGAACTTTGTAGAGATTACTTTAACCAACTAATTGAAACGATATGAAAGAATATATAAAATGCAGTATTGATATAAATGGAATGCGTGGAAGTATTGAGTTTAGAAAAGATGAATTACTCATGGAATTTAAAGCAGCCCATTTTTATACAAATAATAACAATAATAAATATTTTTTAACAATAAGAGAATATATAAGATGGAAAATTATACAAGATATTTATAATAGTAGAAAATTTAAAGAATTAAAAAAAATTGGATTATGATTATATTACTAACAATACTGCTCACTCCCGCAATAGTTTGGGGTTGGGTTTGTTCAATAGCTTATTTATTAAACCTTAAAAACAATTAACAATGGAAACAAAAAAAGTAACAATTGAAGATGTGGTAAAGAACAATGCTTATTGTCCTATTTCCATAGATGTATTCCCAAACTTAATGGGAATCAATTTAGTAAGTGTAGATTCAGTTGAGTATACAAAACAAACAGATGGACAATTAGTGTCTATGACAGTTAATTTTATCCCTAACAACTAAATAATATTAAAAATGAAAGTAAAATTAATTAACAGTTATAAAGAATGGAATGTAATTTCTATTACTCCAATGATAGCAATAGACTTTGAAGATAAGTGTATTAGAATTGCATTTTTTATGTGTCATTTTGAAGTAACAATTAAATAAATATAAAATGGAAACAAAAAACAACAGCGGTGCTATCTTTAAAAATGATAATAAGAAGTCCGAAAACCACCCTGATTACAAAGGTAAGGTAAATGTAAACGGCAAAGA